TCCGTTCGCACCTAAACCGGGGCTTTGTTCAACACCTTCATAAAGTTGTGATAACTCAGAGGGTCCATATACTGGCGATTGAACTGATCTACCAAATTCGTCTGTTGGAATATCTCCTATTGGAGAAAATATCATTCCTGGATCAGAAGATCTAGATCCAACATAATAATCACTACTATTTGCACTTGCCCCAACGATAGCTCCCCCTAATCTATCAACAAAATTTCTATCGTAATCTGGTTTGAATTTGTTGTAATCAATATTCTTAAATAAAACACTTCTCTGACCAGATCCTGTATTACTTAAAAACTTTTGAGATCCTGAGTCCGCACCTAATAATCTAGCAAAGAATTTACCAACACCACTTTCTGTTACAAAATTGAAAGCATTTTTAATTTGTTGAATTGTTGTTGGTTGTCCCAATCTAATTTCAGTATCCCAATATGAACCAGGGATTGGAGAAACAGGAAAATAAGATCCTGATAGTCTCGTTGCCAAATCAACAGCAGCGATAACTGGATTTCCAGGAACTGTAATTTGATAATTTGGTTCAATTAAAGGTATTCTATTAGTAAGAACACCAAATAAATTACTACCACTATTCGCACCAAACGCATTAATTCTGGCTTGTGTTCTTTGATATATCTCTGTGGCAATTCTATCCTCAAAAGCTTTTTTTAATTGTACCGCACCTAATTTTGCAATAAAGGAATCTGAACTTAATAATCCATTACTACCTAATGGATCTGGCTTGTATAAAATATCAACGGGTTCATAAAAGGATGCGTCGAAGTTTGGATATGGTTCAAACTGAGATTCTTTAATAACCGTTTGTGTGTTGTATTGGAAAGGTGTGTCGGGAGCATAAACATTAAATCTAGACGCTCTATCGTTAAAAACAGCAATACCGTATTCAAAAGGATCAGGTTGTGCATTAACAACCGCAGAATCTGTAAGTACTGTCTGATAGGCGATCTGATTCGGGTCCACATATGGAGCCAAAGAATATGGCTTCAAATTTCTTGTGAACAACTTTTTCCTAAACGCTTCTGTACTTCCGAAATCTAGTGGACTAGGCATTAAATGTTTTTTCTATAAATAGGTTGAGGGGTATTTTTTATTTCGCAACCTTGAGGGATATTGTTTTCCCGTTTGATGTTTGAGCTTGGTCTGTCACCGCTTTATAAAGATACTGTTGGAATTCTGCCGACTTAAATACTTTATCTAATTTTTTAGCAAACTCAGGGTCGTCAGGTGATCCTGAAACATCGACCTTAATGTTAATTGTACCATCATGTTTTATATTTTGGTTAATGTTTGCAGTCTTTGTTGCACTAATTTGTTTTCCTATTTGAGAGACATTAGATATTGGGTTTATTTTCTTATCTGTATTGGCTGTTTTTAAACTTTCTAAGATTTTTTTACCAATCTCAGTATTACCCAAGTTACCACCACTCACTTGTTCTTGAAGGTTTTTCATCAGTTCTTGAGGTAATTTATTCATATAATCACCTGCCTGAATCCCTTTGTCCTTCAGACCTGCAACAATATCTTTTCCAACATCTTCAAAACTTTTCTTACCTTGTAAAACATCAACAAGATTTGAACCGAATTTATTTGCAATGTCATCAGTAACTCCTGTCACTTGATCTTTTTGGGGTAGTGTTTTCCTTAGAGCATTTGCCACGGTTTCTGTTAAACCTCGTGTCAATTCAGGTAATTCTCTAATACCTCTAGTATCTGCAATTCCACCAACCATATTTTGTCTAATAGCTGCGAGGTTATTCGCTGCTATTTCACCAGCACTAAGTTGAGCTCTTGCGATATCCTCCATAGATTTAGGAGCACTCTTTGACGCCTCAATAGTTTCCTTTAATTGTTTTTCACTAAGATCGCTTAATTTTCTAAATTCTTCTTTTCCTTCTTCATTTTTAACTTTAATTTCATACTCACCACCGTCACCCATTTGAGAAAGACTAGCAACATACATTTTATCATCTTCACTTAAACTACCGGCAAAAGAAAGTTGTTTCATAATCTCACCAGAGTTAGCGGCCGCTAATCCCATCTTAGTTAAATCATCATAAGCAACCCCTGTTGCTTTGGAAATTTCTTTTAATTGTCTTATTCCACCTGGATCTATTTTAAATGACTTACTTTTTTCATCAAAGATTGTAAACCTTGCAGCAACATCGGCGATTGATTTTTGTAATCCCGCAGGATCATTAATAGATGCATCCAATAATGCAAATGGATCAGACAATGTTCCCATACTAACACCTAATCTTTGCATTGCAGATGCAACCTCGATAGCTCCTTCAGGATCAAATACTTTTTCAGCAAGACCCGAAGTTGCTGTCATATTAACCCTTAACATAGCCGATTGAGCAGCCATTTTAGTAAGACCCAAAACACCCCCCTCAAAATTGTATTGATTCATCATTTTTGAGTTGTCAACAACATCTTCCATGATTTGTTGGGTATTCATCCCAATACTTCTGACATAATTTACCGACCCTTCTAAATTTTCTTGTACTTGTCCGAATTGGATTCCTACATCAGTCAATTTTCCAATGAATTGTTCAGGAGATTGTCCTAAAACTTTAGCTGTCTCTAATAATTCTTTTAACGAGTCAGAAGACGCAATAACATTTTTTCTTGAGTTCCTAGAAACTTCGTCGATAATTTTAGCGGCGTCATTAGCTGTTGCTCCTAAACTGTTGAAGTAGGGTTCAACACTTCTTAATGTCCCCTCCATTTCCCCGATTCTTTCACGAGTCTGTCCAAAGGTTTTATTTAACTGACTGGCAAGAGCATTTATTTGCTCAAGGTCCATTCTTAGCTCAGTACCTAAATTTAAACCCCTCTTCAGTTCTTCTTCTGTAGTTCCTATTTTGGGCCTTTCATTAAAATCTTGCATCTATAGGTTTTAATATAAATAGATAAGGGACCAATTTTAGGTCCCTTTGTTATTTTCTTCTATCCACTTTTCAAGTAAAAACTTTCTAATAAAGACCGGCATTATAAGAAAATCTTGATATGATATGTGTAGTAAAGAACTTAAATAATAAAATTCTTCAGTTTGTATTTTTCTATAATCAGAAGAAAGGACGAAAAAAGTCTACCCCAAAACCAACGTTAACAGTTAGTCTATCTCCTGATGGGGTGATTACAACTCTTTCCATGTCTAATTTTGGCTCGTTGTCATCCAAAAATTTTCTTATGTGTTTAGAATCTCTAATCATCATTGTGTTGATTACTTGAGCAATTTCACCTTTGTCTCTTGTTCCATTATATTCCACAATTTGTTTTTCAAGTCTCCAAGTTGCTCTTGGTGCAGGTCTTCCTGCAGGATACTTAGCCGCCATGTTTCTAAGATCAGCTAAATCACCGAAAGTTAATGGCTTCAACTTAACTGTTGCGTTTGATACAGGTAATACTGTTTCAAATAAACCCTCTTCATTTGGTTGATCTCCTTTTTTTATATTCAACTCATCTAACAAGACAGTTGGTTGGAATGATTTATTTGTTTTAGGGTCCGTAGCGTTGATGGTCATCTCGGGTCCAAACGCAGTATTTCTTAAAAAGATTAGAATCGCTTCAATATCCCCTTCCAAAAGTTCTTCAGGTTTAATGTCAGGTTCAAATAACTTAGCACGAACTAGTGCCATAGTTAAGTCATCTGCTCCACCCATTAAGATATTTTCATCATTGGCGGTAAGATACCCTACTTTAACTGAAGATTTTTTATTTTTGTAAAATACACCACCAGATGGTAAAGGTACCACGTCATGAGGTAGTGATATGTTTTGTTGTGCGTATTGCGCTGTTTGATTATCCATAAAAAAAACCGTGAGGTTTTGTCCTCACGGTTAAATATAAACTGACTTTACTTTTTATAAAGAATTAATAAATAAGAACACATCTGTCCATTCTCAAAGTAGTTGTGATATTCGCTAAAGCGTCTTGTGAATACGATAAAGCGTTGAAGTTAACGTCTGTTAAGAAAGTTCCGTAAAGAATCCATTTCTCAACAACCACTCCTGTTGGATCCAACATTTCAAGATCGATATCTTTTTTGTAACCCGCAGCATATCCCATACGACCTGTAACAGATTCTGCATGTAGACGTACCCACTCCATAAGAGCTTGAGCCGCTGACGGTCCGATTGGATCACGGAATGTAACGTTTATTGGTTGCCAGTTAAATCTACCAGCAACGTAAGTAGAGGTATTCAAAAATTGAATCTCTGTAGCTCCGATTGTTATGTGAGGTCTTGCTGCAGACTCCACAAACCACTCATTAATACCCAATGTCGAAGGAAATCTCAAAATGAATCGATTCTGACGTTTCGGTTCGTAAGGTATAGGCATTTTCATCAGTAAGTCAGCCATAGTATATTATTTTTTTCTTTTTGTGTTTATAAGTATAAATATATCTCGAATAATTTTTTTCTCTTTACTTTATCGTCAAAAAAAAGTATTCATTATTTCATTCTAGATTTCTTTCCAGTACCAGTATAATAAGTTTTAACTATATTATCTGGATCTTTATCAAACCTTTTCTTCATTACTTCTACATTTCTTATATCATCATCTGAAAATCCAATTGTAGGAGTAAATTTATTAGCAATATCCTTTTTTAAGAATGCTCTTTTATTAAATAATGCCGCTAGTCCTTTTATGTAGTCAACAAATCCTTCCATCGCAGTAACTTTAGCTTCTTCAGGATTGGTCGCACCACCCTCGTCTCCAAAAGAAACAGGATGATATTTGTTGAGTTCCAAATACGTTTTTATTAATTCATTGTCCGTCATTTCTTCTTCACCCACAAACGAACGATACTTTCTTAGGTTCTTCACTAACTCTTCCTTACTGATACCATTGAAATCATTAATTATGTAATTGTAAACCGCTTGTTTTAATGTGTTAGGATTGTGTCCTCTCGCAGTGATAATAGAAAAAATCGATCCGTTATTAATCGCCTCTTTAAAGTCGTCAAATGCAGGTCCCACTTTAGCCTTCATCGCATCAATTATAAATTGTTTGTCCCCCTCAGTTCTGAAGTTTCTAAAAGGATTTTCTGCAAACCCCACAATAGTGTGTCCGTCATAATCAAAATCACCCTTTCCAACCTTTGTTCTATACTCCGCAAAATCAGCAGTCGACATACCAACCTCCTCACCCTCATCATCTTTTAAAACAATTTCAGTCGGCATATGAACAATATTATCGTCCCAATCGAACGCGTAATATTTCATATCTGGAGAACCTTTGGAATCAAACCCTTCTTTAAATTCTTTCTTCATAATTGGCTAAAGGGGGGAACTAGTCCCCCCAATTAATTTTAGATATTTTCAAACGTTGCCCCCGCTGGTGTGATTAAGAATTCAATATCGATGAATTCAAGAGCTTTCGTTGGTTTAAGATAAATCTTTCCTGTTAGTGTATTTCTATCAAGATCTTCAGGTGAAGATGAAACTGTCACACGGAAGTCGTAGATACCTCTGTCTCTTCTAATAGAGTCAAGGATTGGGTTAACACTATCTAAGAATTGTTGTCTTACAATCTCGTCGTTTTGTTCGAACAATAATCTTACTGCTACTGCTGAAATCAATTTACGAGCTTGAAGTAAAAGTCTTCTCAC